CTACACGGGGCACCACTAACCCATATCTTAAAAAATCAAAAAACATATAAGAGCATATAAAAGCACCTAGAAAAAGGGCTTTTACATACATTGTTAAACATACGACAACATATAATAATATATATAAAAATCCTTGCAAATAATTATTTTTTACGGAACAATTACGGAGTAAGAGAAAAATGATAAAAGGAGCTCCGTAAAAAATGCCAAAGATACCTAAACCGCTAAGCGATATGGAGATAAGATCGCTAAAGCCTACAGACAAAATTTATAAAAAATGTGATGGCAGAGGGCTATATATTTTTATCAATCCAGATGGTCGCAAATATTTCGCACTCGAATATAAAAGTCCAATAGATCAAAAGATAAAACGTATAAATTTAGGTGATTATCCTAGATATACTCTTGCAATGGCGAGAGAAGAGCGATTTAAGATGGAGCAAAAAATAAGGGGTGGCATTGACATCAAAGCGAAAGCCAAAAAGGATGAGCGAGCAAATTTTAAAATGATCGCACAAAAATGGTTAGAGGTAAAATCCGCAAGTGTAACAAAGCAGACGCTAAGTAGGGATATTAGGCTGCTTGAAACACACATATACCCTTATTTTGAAAATTTAGACATAAGAGATATAAGTGTAGATGATGTGATAGATGTTTTAAAACGAGTTGAGGGCAAAGGTTTACTTGATGGTACGAGGCGACTATACTCATTTTTAAATCAAATTTGGCAGTCTGCGTATAACATCACTCAAAACAATATAATTGCAACTGTCAACTATAAGTTGACATTTAAAAAACCAAAAGAGAATAACTACGCGACACTAACAAAAAAGGCGGACATTAAGGCGCTTTGGCAGGGATGTGACGAATATAACGGCGACGTGCGAACAAAATACGCCCTAAAACTTGCAATACTTACGGCTTTGCGTCCATTCAATATTAGATCGATGAGGTGGGAGTATATCGATTTTGATCGAGAGACTTTAAAAATACCTGCTGGCGATATGAAAATGAGAGATGAATTTACGTTGCCGCTATCAAAGCAGGCGGTAAATTTATTAAGAGAGTATCAAGGGTTAAGACTTGGCCAAATTTATCTTTTTAGTGCCTTGCAAAGCGAGGATCGATATATGAGCGAAAATACGCTTAACGTTGCGCTTAGGCGGATGGGGTTTAGTAAAGATGAGATAGTATCGCATGGATTTCGTGCTATGTTTAGCACTATTTGCAACGAGTATATTGACGAACATGGATTAAATTTTGACATTATAGAAAAGTGCCTCGCACACAAAGGCACTAACAAAATAAGAAATACATATAACCACGCTGGCAACTTGACACAAATGCGTAAACTTATGCAGTGGTGGGCGGATTTTCTAGATAGTCTTTGAGTTATTGCAAAGAGCGACTACAAAATCGCCCATTAAATTTAGGCAATGTTAAAAATTTGCCTTAATATCTCGACGCTATAAGTGTTTATTCTGCCATATCGCGGATCGATCACCGCGCCCATAAAAGCGCCCTGCTCGTCGCTCATCTTTTTAGCTTTTTTGCCTAAACTTGGGATGTGATAGCCTTTTTGTGAGATACCATACAAATTCATGTAGGCAATAAGCGTCATATAGTTATCGTTGTTTAAAATTCGGTTGATATTGTGCTTTGCTTTTAGCTGCTCTTTGTGGATTTCATCCGTCCTATTTTCTAGCTCGTGGATCTTTCTATCCTGCTCTTTTAGGTAGTTTAGTTGGATTTGCATATAGTCGAGTTGGCTAACGGTGACCTTATCTCTTTTGTAAGCCTTTTCAACTTCGATAAAATAACGCCTTACTTGCTTGCCTTTTTCGTTTCGCTCCATCATCGCTATCTCTTTCGCGATGTCGGTTGTGAGAATATACTCGGTTATTATACTCGCCTTTTTGCCGTACTCTGTGATCGTTTCTCTTTTTTGAGAAACGATCATATAGTCGGCGTTCAAGATAGCATCCGTCTCATCAAGTCGCCTTTTGATCCAGTCTGAAAATTTAGTATCACTTTCTAAAACCTCGTGTAAGTCTCTAGCATTTACCGCATTTACTTCAGTATTGTTTATCATTGCTTGGCTAATTGTGATTATTTCATTCATTTTGCACCTCTTAAAATGGTATATCTTGGCTATCGTAATCAACACAATCGACATCTATATCTGGCACGTCATTATATTGTGGTACGCTTTTGCGCTGCGCGTCTTGGCTTTGCTGTGACGTGCTGCTAACTTGATATGCGTTGCTTTTTTGTGGCTCGCCGTCTTTGCTACCTAGCATCTCCATACTTTCAACGCTTATGGTGTGCTTTGAGCGGTTTTGTCCGTTTTGATCCGTCCATTGCTCAAATTTAAGCCGTCCTTCGATCAAAAGCTTTGACCCTTTTCTTAAATATTGGTTGGCGATCTCTGCACCTTTGCCAAAAAAGCTAATATCAATGAAGCAAGTATCCTCTTTTTTCTCGCCATTAATAGTAAATTTATGGGTAGCGGCGATCGCACTTTTACCAATCGCTGCACCGCTTGGAGTGTATCTAAGCTCAATATCTCTTGTTAAATTGCCAACTATTACTACTTTGTTAAACATTTTTTTGCCCCTATCTCGTTTAAATTAACCCCTTTTAAAATTTGTAGCACTAGCGTCTCTTTACCTGCGAATTTATCTTTTAGTCTTGTGTCAAGTACGCTTTGCCAGTACTCATCAAGCTTTTTATTAAATTCTGCTATCACTTCACTCTTAGGACGCAACGTCCTAACGTCTAGCTTGCGATCTATTTTGTCGCGTGAGTGAAATAGCGCGACCGCATCATCAAAAGTCACTTTAAGCTCCTAAATCGTATTTGATCCAAGCAATATCCACAACTTTACCGCCTACTTTTGAGACGATAAAGCCATCGCTACTAATATAATAAAATTTACTCCAAAACCTCGCCTTTTGTCCGTCAATAAATTTATACATTTCAACTCCTCTATGATGCTTGATTTAAAAATTTAGGTAGTGCCATTTTGATATTTGGCTTATACTCTGTCTTATTTTGTGTGATCTGCTTTATCTCATCAAGCACCAGCGCTCGCGTCTCATCGATCACACTGCTCACCATTTTTAAGAATTCATCCTCTTTTCGCTTGATGTTTGCGAGTACGTTTATCTCTGCCTCGCTTGTCACGATATAGCAATCAACTTCTTTTTTCTGCCCATACCTATATACTCGGCGCAGCGCTTGAAAAAAGCCCTCGAAACTATCGCTAAGACTTGCAAATATTACGTTTTTGCAGTACTTTTGCCAGTTCATGCCAAAGCCTGCGATCTTTGGCTTTGTGATGAGTACTCTTATCTTGCCATTTGCAAAGTCGCTCATCATCTTAGCCTTATACTCATCCGTGTCGCTACCTTTGATCTCAACTGCGCCAGCTATTAGCTCTTTTAGCAATTTCCCCTCGTCGTTTAGCTCGCACCATATAAGATAGTTTTCATCGCTATTATTTACGATATTCGCGACCGCCTCGCATCTATCCTCTAGGCTCTCTTTTTTTGCCTCTCGCCTCTCGCTTAGCGTTTGCGCTGAGGTTGCAAAAAGTGAAGTTTTTGGCTGATGCTCGACCTCGATATGGTGCATTTTTAGCGGAGGTAGCTTAAATTTAGAGTCCTCATCCAAGCTATATCCTAGATCGCTAGGCTTTGTAAAAAACGCACTCCAAGAGCTTACAAAACGCCAAAACGGCTTTTGTGCATGACCTTTTAATATCCATTTCGATGTGTCGCTACCATCATGGATAAAGTAAGTCGCCAGCATCTCGCTAAGGCTCATAACATTTAAAAATTCAGTATGGTTGCCTAGCTCAGTGTAATCATTTGGCGATGGCGTAGCGCTACAAGCGAGCTTATAAGGCGTGTGTTTAAAGCCCTCTATGATCATATCTCTACTCTTTGATGTGTAGCTTTTTATGCGGCTACTCTCGTCAAGCACAACCCCACAAAACTCATCTAGGTTAAATTTATCCAGCTTTTCGTAGTTTGTGATATTTAAGCCATTGATAACATCCTCGCTGCTCTCACAAAATTTAACCTCATAGTCTAGAAGCTCTTTGATCTCATCGATACTTTGATGAGCTACCGCCAAAGGGGCTATGATAAGCACTGGTTTTTGCTCTTTTTGCCACACTCTATAAGCCCACTCGCCTTGCATGGCTGTTTTGCCACTGCCAGTCATCGCAAATATTGCAAAATGCCCTTTTTTAAGGGCTAAATATACTAAATCCTTTTGATACTCAAAGAGCGCGCTATGCAAATCCTCTCTTTTTATATCAACGCTTTTAAAATTTATCTTTTTCTCTTTTTGTCTTAAAAAACTTTCATAATCCAAAACACTCATTTTTTATCCTTAATATAAGCAACTTTGAAAAAATTCAGGCAAGGATCTAATCTCGCCATCATCAACTATCAAATCTCTAATCTCAAAATGCTCTTTTAGGCTAAGCGACGCCATGAGTTTTGATAGCGTCTTAAGCCTCGTGATCTCAAAATCACTCCTTAATAAATCCATCTCTTTTTTGCCAAGCCTTGATAAAAAGAGCGCTTTATTTAAAGCGACATACTTTTTAATCTCATCTTTACAAGCGTCTTTAGCTTTTTGCCTATATGGCTCAAATTTATCATCCATTTTTAGCCCCTAGAATAAGCTTTGTTCGCCTCGCTCACGAAGTGCAAGCTCGCAATTTTTACGAGCAACATTGAAATAAGACGGCTTAAGCTCGATACCTATGCCTCTACGTCTCATTTTTAGAGCTTGATAAACCTCTGAGCCGATACCAAGAAACGGAGTAAATACGATGTCATTTTCATTGCTCCAAAGCTGCAAGGCGCGCTCGATAACGTCAAGTTGTAAGGGGCATATATGCTTCTCATCGTTGTCATCTCTACTGCCTTTCAGTGATAGAGTATTAGACTGATTTATATCCATCCATACTGGGCTTGCGTATCTTTGCCATACTTCGATGCTGCCTCTGTTGAGGTTGCCTTTAGTCTCGTCAAATTTAGCCGTTATCGGTGCGCCGTCTCCTGCGTAGTGATCAAAGCCACCACTTATCGGCTCGGCATTGTCGCCTGGCTTTCTCATTGTGACGAGATAGTCGGCTATACCTTGCCTACACATGGCGCTATCTTTTACGATCTGCTTATGTAGTAGTCCGAGCGCTTTAGTGCGTTGCTGCGCTACAACTGGATCTTTCCAGATACACACCTCAGAGTGAAAGATAAACCCCACGCTCTCAAAAAGTTTTATAAGCTCGCCTCTAAAATCACGGATGCCGATATAGCCATCCTTAAATTTAGAATATGGCAAATTCATGCAGTGAAAACTCATCAATCGCCCACTTTTTAGCACTCTAAAAAGCTCACGCGCCAAAAACTCAAAATGCACCATAAATTCGCCTTTGTCCGAGTTGCCCATATCACGATCCGAGTTTGAATAAGTATAAAGACTATCAAAGGGCGGAGAATAGATAATATAATGCACGCTCTCATCCTCAAAGCCCTTTATCACTTCGCAACTATCGCCGTTATAAATAGCGTAGTCATCGCTTATAACTTGATCTAAAACGTCCATCTTACGCCTCTTTGCTCTTGATAAGCTCTAAAATCTCATCACGATCAACAAAGACACTTCTAGCAGTTACGGCGTAGCGCTTTATGATGCCTTTTTGCGCCCATTTTTTGATCGTTATGATGCTTAAATTTAGCATCGCTGCCGCATCCTTGTAGCTCATATAATTTATTTTTTCTATTTTCATCATTCACCCTTTAAAAATCGCTCTTTGATCT